CACATTTACCATCTGGTGGACCAGCTGCAGCTGTTCCAACAGCGTTAGCTCCTCCGCCACCACCACCGCCACCACCTGGACTTGCTCCAGATCCGCCAGCGTTTCCTTGACATGATGTTCCTGCTCCACCTGCTCCTGCAGAAGCGGCACAACCTCTTCCACCACCTCCACCACCAGAACCTCCATCTCTACCTGGACCATTTCCTGGTGAAGGACCAGATCCTTGACAGTTTTGTCCTCCGCCACCACCACCTGTTGCAGTTTGTGGTGATGTGGGGTTTCCAAATACAGAATTACTTCCACAATTACCAACTACGTTATCACTTGTTTTAGCTGCTCCACCACCACCAACAGTTACAGGAATAGATGTGTTTCCACTAACAGGATTAGATTGAGATAAAAGAGCACCACCTGCTCCGCCACCACCTGATATTCTAGCACCACTTCCACCACCAGCAACAACTAAAGCATCAACAAGTCTTGTGCCTGGTTGTGTAGTTACTGTTCCAGTAGAAGTTTTTACTGTTTGTGTATTTTTACCACGAGACGTTAGATTGACTGGTCCTATTATTCCGCCATTTGCCATAGCCTATAGTACCTCCTACGCGTCGTCTATCGATTCATACGATACGAAAAGTTCTAAGTCCGATGCAGCACCTGCACCACCTTTAAGAACATCGCCTTCCATTAAATATATTGGAGTATCAAGTATAACTAACGTTGCGTCAGCTGGCACTGATACTGTTTTTGCTAAGTGAAAAGTTCCAGACGTGTCAAAGTTTGATATACCATCTGGAGTAAAGTTTGATTTTGTAACGGATAAAGTTAAGTCTGCTGCATTCGTTCCGTCAACGTTTGCACATGTAATTCTATTTACTTTTACAACTTTGTCAGATGATACTGTCATTAAAGTTGTAGTTGTAGTAGCAGATAATGCGAATCCAACCGATTCACCTTTAATACTGGATACTGATACTATATTTGGGTTTGCCATAATTTACTCCTTTTAACCGAAAACAATTGCCATTGCAATAGCTTTTCCTGTAGTTATTCCTGCTGTTCCAAAACTTAAAGTTCCAGAACCGTTTGTAATTAGGGCCTGATTTGCTGACCCATCAGCGTTTGGAAATGTAAGTCCATCAAGAACAATATTTCCTGATCCATTTGGTGTAATAGTGATATTACCATTTGCACCATCTAAAATAACTATAGTTCCTGAATTAGTTCCATTATTAGTATTTAATGTTAAATCACCAGTACCTTGTGTTGTTAATGTTGCATTTGCATTGTTATCACCAATTTGTACTGTGTCTGCACCAAGATTGACGTCTCCTGTTCCATTTGGAATAATATCTATATCTGCGTTTGAAGTTGATACAATATCATTTCCATTGACATCTAAGTCACCACCAAGTTGTGGTGATGTATCTGCGGAAACACTTGCTATACCTGTTCCAATCGCTAGTGTATCTATATCAGGATTTGTGCCATCGTTTGCTGTTGCAAAAACAATTTTATCACCTTTATCTGTAGCTGAAAAAGTAAAAGAATCTCCTGAACCAGAAGCATATTTAAATTGAACTGTATGTGAACCAGATGTTGAATTTCTTAAAAAATAAAATGTTTGAACATCTAAAGGTATAGTTACAATTTGATTTCCTGAAATAGTTCCTGTGAATTCTATCATCCTGTGAGATAACACAGCACCAGTTGATCCATCAGAAACTGAAAGAGCTGTAGTTTGTGCGCCTCCAGCTATGTCTTGTGTTACAAACCCACCAGAAATTTGTTCAAAAATTTGTAAGTTAGTATTTGTCTTTGTTCCCCAAGTACCGGCATTTTCACCGGTTGCCATTAGTTCAACACCAAGAGGTGTATATGTTGATGCCATAAATTTATCTCCTATGCAGCGTCAGTATAACTTGTATTTGATCCACTTGCAACATTTGAATACGAACTATTTGATCCTGTTGACTGATCAGAATAGGACGAATTAGATCCTGTTGACGTGCTACTATACGATGTATTTGATCCAGTTGCAACCCCAGAAAAACTACTATTTGATCCTGTATTTATATTAGCATATGCTTCAACACCACCCTCTCCTTGTAATGCATTCATGGCATCTAAACTTACACCAATAACATCTGCTGGAGATATAGAACCTATAGCTGAAGTTGCAGCTATTCCTGTTAAAGGAACACCTAGTTCTAAAACTACAGATCCTAAAGAGGTTGTTGCCTCTACGCCAGTAACATTAATTAATTCAACAGATCCTATTTCAATACTTCCAACACTTGTTGTAGCAGAAACTCCTGTTATTTCTGCAGGGCCAAATTCTAAACCTAATGTACCAACACCTGAAGTAGCAGCTATTCCTGATATTGCAGCAGGACCAAATTCTAAACCTAACGTGCCTTGACTTACAGTTGCTTCTTGTCCTGTAATTGCAGGAGTTGAATCTAATTTAATAGTTGTAGATCCAACACTTGTTGTAGCCTCTTGACCAGATAATCCAACAACATCAGCAGGAGCTATTGATCCAACACTAGCCGTTGCGTCTACACCAACTAAATTAATAACTTGATTTGGAGATTCACCCCAACTTAAATCACCCCATGCATCTCTACCCCAACCAACTAAAGTTCCTGTGTAAGATAAAGTAGGTGTTGCAAAATCAGATTGCACACCTGTTAGTGGCACACCTAATTCACCCTCAACTGTTGGAGAGCCAACACTTGTTGTCATAGAGTGATTTGCACCAACCATCTCTAAAAGATATGTGACTCCCATGGTAATGGAGCCAGGAGAAGCAGTTGCTTCTTGACCACTTAATTCATACGTAAACTCTAATGTAGGTGAACCAACACTTGCAGTTGTTTCTTGACCAGAAAGAACTCCAGTAAAATCTACTTGTACGGAAAGATCACCAACACTTGCAGTCGCTTCTTGACCAGATAATTCACCTGAAAAATTTATTTCTACGGATGTAGAACCAATACTTGTTGTTGCAGATTGACCATCAAGAGTAATTGTTTGATCAGAAAGATCTCCCCAACCACCTTCACCATTCCAAGATTGTGCACCCCAACCTGTTTTTAAAGTTGTAGCACTATTCCAATTAGCCTGTCCCCAGGTTAATCGGCCCCATCCTGAAGTAACGTCGGGCACTTGACCCTCCTTACGCTATACGAATGATTGCGTTGCTTGCGTCTGCTGTTGGAAATTGAATTGTAAAAGTTCCAGAAGATACTGTTTTGTCACCACCAAAGGCGATAACAGCAACAGCTTTGTCAGATTGATCGTCGTTGTAAATCAATGCACCATTGGCTGTAAAAGAAGCAGAAGTAAAACTTACATCTGCAAAATCACAAAATGCAGTTGTTCCAGATGTAGTTGGCGTAACGCTCGTTAGTGTTGCACCACCTGCAGTATATGCAGATCCAGATGTATTTGAAATTTCGTTTGAAGTTGAATAAGCAGTTGTGCCCGCACCTAAAGATGCAGAACTTGTATATAAAGCTATTTTAAAAGTATCACCACTAGAAGCAGTAAAATTGTGTGTACCTACTAAAATTTCTTGTTTGAAACTTGTACAAATTGCCGATGATATTGCCATAATTTATCTCCTATGGGTTTGCTGAGTTTACTGGAATACGAACAGCACCATCTGTGTAGTCATCTCTTCGTCTTCTGCCAACTTGTTCATTAGCAAACTTCTGTACTTCTTGTTTATATTTATTTTCGTAAAGTGTCAACATATCTATTGGACCTTTTAAAAATCCATATGTTTCGGACAAACAACAATATAAAAGCCCATTAGGAAAATTAAGACTAATGTAATTAGTTGTATTATCTGAAGCTAATGTAGCTGGCATTTTATTGTAGTGAACTCTGAATTTGTATGTTGCGTCAGGGACTGGGGCCATAAATATACGTCCAGAATTAGTGTCTCCATCTCCTGTGGCTCCACCAAACATCGCATAGTATTTAGGCTGTCCTCTTTTTGTTGACTCTGTTGATGGCACATATTCTTGTAAATATGATACATCTTTTTTTTCTAACCAAACATTTGCTCCTGTTGAAGCAGATGTAGAATCATAAACTTGTATACCTCTAATAAACAAAGCTCCTCCTGGAGCGTTTATTGACTCTTGTCCTACAACTAAATTACCTATTTGTTGAACTCTGTCAGCATCAATAGGAACATCTCTCATGATTCTATACTGAGCGTTTAAAATAATATTTTCTAAAGTATCTGTTGTTAGGACATTAGAATCTGTTTCAGTATAACTTCTAATCTGTGTAATTAATCCGCTATAACTTAGACCTGCCATTATTCCGCTCCTGCCAGTTCCCTACATTTAGGGCAACGATGTTTGTATTTATTGTGTTCATCACAATAACCTTTTACTTCTTCATACAAAGTAAGATGTGGATCTTGCTTTTCAGGTTTAAATTTATTTTTAATCCAATTCCAAATTTTATTTATCATGCTTCTATTGTTACAGGTCCAACGGAACAACCGTAACCTCCTCCTTTTATATTACCACTTGTAGCAGTATTTGTGTCAACTGTAAAAAAGAAAAAATTACTAGTTGTATAATCACTTGATGCATCTCTAGCTCCACTTCTATATCTACCTGTTCTTATTGTATATCCTGCAGATTTTGCAATATTAGACCCATCTATACCATCAAAATCTTCTGGATTAGCATAAACAAAACTCCCTGTGCCCGCAGAAGTAGTTGGTGGACCTCTAAATCTATATGTTGTTGAATCTGTTAATCCATGACCAGGTGAAAATACATTTATAATACCTGATCCTGCTTCATATGTTTCAAAACCATTGTCTGGTATTCTAACAGTTGTAGCTGGTTCAGTTCTATCTGTTCTTACATGTAATAAAGCAACTCCGTCTGGACTTTGTGGTTTTGGTTCTAATTGTGGTTGTTTTGGTTCAAATTCTGAAACATGAACAAATGCTCCATTCCACTCTCTAACCATTTCTCTATATGGAAACTCCATACCAGATCTGTCTGATATTGCTTTTGCGTATTTACCTGTTGCGTACTTTCCCATTATGTTCCTGGATAATAAGCTTTAGGTGTAATGTGTGTGCTTGAAGCTGACCCATCTTCCGCTAAAGCTCTTGCTAATTCATCTTCATAAACTAATTTCATAGGTTGAATTAACTGTGGTTGATATTTTTGTGATAGATAATATGCTAAACCTGATACCATGCAAGGCAAAAATCTAAAAGGCACATCTGTTGCATTTGTGTAATCTCCAACATCTTGTATTCTTTTTATA